CTTGGCTTGTATTGGGTGTAAGTGCGTAGAATAAAGCAAAGCCGTAGTGGCTTACTTCTGAAATCTCGGAGTCGTCACAGATCGCCCGAATAAAGTTAGAAGCTCGTGTTTTACCAACAGTATCTGACCACGCAGCATAGTCTCCCGGAATGTAGATTGCTTTCATTACACACCTTTTTATACGTAGACTTTTTATTGGTATTGCTGGATTCACGTATACACTAGAAGAGGCTGTTAAATCTTCAGAGTCACGGCTTCCTTCAACAATGAATTGAATACCTTCAATATCAACAATATCTGATCCATCAACAGCATTATCGTAACGAAGAGTTGTCCCTTCTTTTGTTACAATTGTGGCAAGTCCGTCACATTTAATGCGCGCAAGAAAGTATTCTGTATTCGATAATAGCTCATAAGTCGCACCATCACGAAGGTAAACAATTCGTGACGGGTCCAGTTTCATCCAGTTGCCCACGGCTTGCAGGTCATTTCCAAATGCGTCTGCCCATACTCGGCCGGTTGGTTGCCAGTTTATTCCATCGTATTTAAAAGAGGAGCCAGAAACCAAAACCTGTGTGCCAGAAGTTGCTGTAAGCGCTTCCATTACCGCTANGCTTGTTACGCGAATGACGCGATCTAGTATAGCTTCAGCGTTTGTAGTTACAGCCGCCTGTACACTTGGCCCGCCTTCCATTGACACAAGTGCTGCGCCCTCACCTACCGTAGTGCTAGCGAGCCTTGCAGCTAGTGCAGCTGCACTATCAGTAGATGCGGTAACTGTAACCGGGTCGCCGTTTGCGTCAAACGCTAGTACTTTATTAGCACGTTCTGCTACCGCAGGGATAAACGTAGTACCTGTATTTTCAGGTACACGAAGGCTCTGCCGCTCAACTTCCGCAGTGCGGTCAATACCTTCTTGTACTGCGTACAGTAGTTGGTTAAAGTTCTCGTCAATGAAAGCAGGGAGGAACGGCGCACCTAATTGAAAATCATACGCGGTTGTAGCTGCCGGGGTGTCCCGGTACAAGTACACAGAGGCCCCCAGTGCGGGGGCCTCGCTTAGCTCAACTGTACTACCAGTGCTGAACACGAAACCTACTGGCACTTCATCCACCTCTACGTACACGTCCGCTTGTTGGAGGTACGGGAAATCGAAGCTAAATAAGGTACTGGTACCATCGCCTGTGCGAATGTCGAATGTATCTGGTGTCTGTGCCATAAAATTATTCCTGCATGGATTTGATTGCTAGCCCGATACCGGGTATTACGTTTAGAGTGGGTACAACCATACTGGCTGCTTTGCTTATGTCCAGTGCACCGCCGCCTACCTCGCCGCCAAATATCTTACCGATACCGCCTGCTGCTGTAGGGGCTGCGTCAAATATACCTGTGATGGGAGTACTTAAACCACCACGGCCCCCTGTGAGGCCCACAATGCCTGCTGCGTCACCAACCATACCTAAGCCAGCGGTGTACCCGAGAGTACGCAAGGCGATGTTCCGAAGCCCCTTCTCGGAGGTGTCCAGATTCCCTTTACGTGTCTCGTTCACCATAACCATCATACCGGTTAATGGGTACTGAAAGGCTAGCAGGGAGGCCACCCCAGTTGTACCAGAGTTCTCCAGTGTGCCGCGCAATAGCTTGTTATGGGCAAACGATACGAATGACCGGAACTGCCCGAGCACCTGACCGATTGCTGACCTTGCCAGCAGCGGTGTGCCTAAGCCTTGCCCAGCTCTACCGTACAGTGTAGCATCATCCATCATACGCAGGGCTACGTTCATCGCAGAGTCCACGTCAGCTTTCTCCCAAGCTGCCCAGTTTACCTGCTTGGCGTTCTTCCCTTTATATGTAGCATTACTCTGGAAGGCTTTCTGGACACGTTCCCAGTCAGCTCCTTTCAGGCCGTACTGCTCCACCATTTTCACGGCTTTAGGATCGCCAGCAGCTGCCCGGGCCAGTTTATTTATGGCTAGGTTAGCGTTCATTCTGGCCTGATGCTTGTGCACGTATTTCATTGCGTTCAGGTACGGAACCATTTGCTTGCCTGCATGTAGTGCCCGGTCAAAGCCGGTGTCGCTGCTGCGTAGGTTCACGTCATGCTGGCGCGTCCACTGCCGTACTCGGATGTCCCGGGCAAGGTCTAGGTTCAGCACCGTTTCCATTTCGTCACGCAAATCTGGGTCGCGGCCCATCTTACGAAAGGTTCCAGCTATCCCGGGGAACTGCCGGAGGAACTCTACGTTGGAGTTCACAAACCCAAAGCGGTGCGCCATAGTAGCGTACTCTGCTACCTGCCACAGCCCAGAGGCTGCAAGCATAGTGCTGTCTGCAATGGATTTCAAACGGGACGCACCTTGGCCCAGAGTGTTCTGAGCGGGGCGGTTCCCGGTGAAGTCGCTGAGTAGTCCGTCCAGTACTTCCATGCGGTCTTGGCGCACGTCTTCTGGTAGGGTCTTCAAAGAGTCAGCGTACGAACGCTTAAAGGTTTCGATAGCGGAGTCGCTGGAGCCTACCCCCGATTTGGATAGTGCCGAGCGCCCAGCCATATTGCTTACGTAGTTCTCCATCAGGCGGGACAGGTCGGTATCAATGAAGTCGGTCATACGCATAACGGAACCGTCAGGCATACTCTGTACTACTGACATATCGAAAGGTAGCCGGTTCTTGCCGTACTTTACAACGCTCTTTTGATCGAGGTTCTGCTCAATACGGCCCATGATGCTATCGACCTTTGCCTTGCTAATGCTCTTGTTCCCCTCCAGTATTTCTCGGAGCATACCGGTGTCCGTCTTACCAAGGGTGCCGAAGAAATCAATACCCTCGTTACGGAGCTTACTCTGCGCCCGGTCAGTAATGCTTTTGGCAATTAGCTGGGCTACCTCGTCGTCGATACCGGGCATACCCTTCAGGGCCGCGGCGGCAATTAGGCTACGGACTGCTTTGGAGTTGTTTTTGGTAATGGCAGCTGCGTTCCAGCTACGGTGAAAGTACCCGGGCCGCGGAGCGAACTCCTCAAAGCCGGACACCTTAGCGTCACGGGCAATCTCGCCCATGCGGTTCATAGCTGTTTCGTACTTGTCTGCCAGCACAGAGATACGCTCGTCAGTGCGGGGCGCTAGGCGCTCGTTCCCGTACCTACGGAAGAACTCATCCCGTAGCAGTATCTCCTCGGACACCTGCATTTCGATGTCGTCCCGGGCGCTGGAGGTTCTGCCGCCGAAGTCTACCCGGCGACTGGCCCAGCCGTGCCCATCCATCTTTAGCGCATCATCCAGACCGTCCTGATAGTTCTTAGCCAGCCCGTCCATTTCGTTAGCGTACACCCGTAGAAACGAGGGCGCGTTATCATTTGTCATCATGCTGCCCCGGCGCACGGGATCGTCGCCGAGTTTCTTCATCAGATCAGCGCGTTCATCGGAGCCTACCCGGCTAGGCATAACCAGCCTGTCGTGCTCTGTAGTGAACTCGTTTATACGGCCAAGGCGGGTGCCCTGTGTGCCATTCTGGGCAGGGTCTGTGCGAGTACTCCGCCCGTACCAGTTCGCCTCGCCGCGGGCAATACGGTTTGCTGCTTCCCCGCCAAACAGGGAGAACGCCCCGGCGCCCAGAGCTGCGCTCAGGATGTAGTCCATACCCGCTGTTTCTCTGCCAGATAGATCGGCCAATCCGATGGGCGCTACTGTAGCGGTTCCACCGAGCAGCCCAGAGCCTACTCGGCCCAGCCGCCATGCACGGGTAGCACCAAAGGTTGCAAAGTCCGTCAGGAGCTGTGTGGGGTCTACCATGCTGCCAGTAAAGGCTAGCACACCGTGCTCGGATACAATGCGCTGGTTTTCTTTGTTCCGGGCCGCTTCACTGGCTAAGAAGTTCATTTCACCAAGCGACCGGGTACCACCAAGCTCTCGCAGAGTGTCGTCAGTGCCTTCCAGATTGTACTGGGCCAGCACATCCTCAACGTGCGAGGCTGCTTTAAAGTTCGGGTCTATGTCAACCCTATCCCAAGTGCTGTCAAGTTCCTTTGCAAGTTTACGGGCAATCCATGCAGTGGCGCCATTATCAATGACAGCACTGAACGCATCACCCATAGACCGGTCTTCAGTCTCGACTTGAGTATCAATAACAGCAGACTGCTGCACTGTCACAGCATCTGCGGTAGCCTGTAGGCCGGGGCCTACGTCAGCTACAGAACCAGTTAGCGCGGAGCCTGTTTGCCCAGACTGCGCCTGTACTTGAGCTTGTGTCGGGTCTAGTTCAGGACTGGGCATACATTCCCCTTATTGGTTAAAGTGTGATTTCATTTGTTCTTCAAAGTACAGAACACGCTTAGGTGTCTGCTCGTACCAGTCGGAGTTTCTTATTTCAGTACTGAAGGCATCCCAATCCTTTGCTTTAATAGCAGCAGCGGTCTTCTGGAATTTGCCTAGTCCACGCTCGCCTAGCTGAAACACTGCCGCGGCAAGTCCTAGTTTAGCGCCTTCGTCCTGTACACCAAGATCACGAGAGATACGTACGCCTGCATTCAGGGCCTCATCTGTGCTAGCTTGGAACATGCTTTCGGCAAGCTCTATCGGGACTTCATCCCCGACATTCATATCATCGCCGACAAGTTCACCTACGCCTACAGTGTTGTTTCCGAGGCTGTCTTTGTATACCTTTAGCCGGAGTCCTTCTGCACCTAGCAAATCTTGCCGCCAGCGGAAAGTACCAAGGCGAGATACGCCTGCGGTGTTGTTCCCGTCGATACGGACATCCACAGTAGGCTCACCAGCCCCTGTACCAACCGATTGAGTTCCAGCAGTACCCTCGCCTACGGTAGCATCAATAGCCCCGCCAAGGCGATCTGCGCCTGCTTGTACAGCAGCATCTAATCGCCGTACTGGCACACTGCGGCCAAAGCTGGCATCCGAGGCTTCGTTGATAATATCTGAGCGCATCTTCTGTACGCTGGCGCCAATGGCTTTGTGATCTACCACTGTTTGCTCCAGCACAATACCGTCTGCGTTGGTTTCCTTAAACAGCAGGTTCCCATTGCTGGTGTCGAAGGTGAAGCCACCAAAGTTCTCGGCACTGCGCGGCTTGTACTGCTCGTACAATGCTTGGCCTACCCGGGCGGTATCCTCAGTGCCAAAATAGGCAGCGGTGCTTACTCCCCGTGGCATTACCAATGGGGTTGCATCTTTGCTATCACGGGTGGGAGCTACTCGTACAGTTCTAGCTGTGACGTTTGCTACAGCTACGTCTGCCAATGATTCCACAGATTGATCGTCTGTACCAAACAAAGAAAGATTGTCGGGGTCGTCGGCCAGCCTTTGGATTTCGGTCTGGACACGCATACGGAACTGGTCTTCTGAAAACCGGCCCGCATTCGGTAACAGGTTATCTAATCCCACGGCATTGTTCCGGGAGAAGTCAGAGTTCCATGAGTTCCCGTACTGGCCTTTAATCAGGCCGTCTACAGCCTCCTGTAGCTTCCCAGTGACTTTAGTTTGACGGGCTGCACCCATAGCTTGGAATGCTTCAGTGTTACCTGTAGCAGTCTTGATAGCCTCTGCTGGGCCTACACCTAGATTTGCTACGCGCATAGCGTACGAAAGCACGTTCCGCTGGGCTTCCGGTATCCCGCTTAGCAGGGTCGTAGCCGCTGCGGCGTTCGTGAGTTTCAGCTGTGAGGTGCTTGCAATTACGCCGTTAAGCAAAGCCAGCTGTTCAGGATTTGCGTTCTCTGGATTGCTGGCGATCGCAGTAATAGCGTTACCTACGTGCTGCCCTAACTGCTTCGGCACTACGCCGAGGCGCATACCTTGTTCCAGTCCCCGCAGTACACGGACTTGCTGGGGTATACCCTGTAGCGCCCAGTGCTGGTCTTGCATGAGCAAGGCTTCTTCAGTGCCTAGTCCCATACGCCCTAGTGCGTTCACATCACCACTATCAAGGGCTTCCATAGCGTTGAACAGTGTCTCGGTATCAGATTGGCTGGCATAGAACTGCTCGTACACAGCCTCGCCTGCTGCGGCGGTCATTAAGCCGTTCTCCACGTTTCGGCCTACGTGCTCCCGCACACCTTCTATGGTTGCGGTACCTTTGCCCACGCTGGTCATGAACTGTGCGTTTGCTTCCAGATTACCCAGATTATCACGCGCCCGGGTACGGGACTTCGACTCACGTATACCATTGTCCAGAGCTGTGCGATCAGCTGCGGATAGCCCGTCCAGCTGGCCAGAGTCGCGCAAGTCTTCTACAACGGCGGCATTGTCCGTGGCTAGGATTGACTTCAGGTACCCTACGGCAACACTGCTACGCATTTCCCCGGGCAGGCTTTCACCAGTGAGTACATCGTTTACGTACAAACTAGCGCGGGCAGCTGCCTCACTGTACGCAACCCTGTCGCCACTGTTACGCGCCGCGGTCATGGCGCCGTTGATCTGGTTCCCTTGGATAGTGTACAACTGGGCCACACGCTCGATAGCGTTAGCCTTGTGTGCACTGTTGTGCTGCCCCATTATGTTTTGTTCAAGCTGGGCCTGTCCGGCGAGTGCTCGTACTTTATCACCTTGGCTAAGGGTATCAGATAGCTCAGAGAACTTCTCCCCGGCTTTATTGGCTAGAACTTTACTAAACTCTGTCGGAGATAGTGACTTGCCATCTTTGGCAATAAAGGCGCTCATTTCCGCGGCCAGCTCGGCCTGCTCCATACGGTAGTTCTGGATATTGTACCCACCGTTTGTAAAGCCCTTGGTCAAGAAATCCTGATTCAAGTCCTCTGTGCTGGCACTTGTTGCGGCCTTTCGCTGGCCTTCGATGTAAGCAGTTTCTGCGCTAACGTCGATACTCTTTTTTGCTAAGCTGCTGCCAATACTGAGCAAACCACTAAGGGCTTGTGTAGCAATGTTTGGCTGCACATTCGCGGTACCCGCACTACGTTGTGTGTTCTGTCCTGCAACGGTGGGCATAACAGACTGCCCTTGAGCAATCTGTACGCCTTTGTAATCTCTCTGTGCCATACAGTTCTCCTGTTAAGTGCGGGGCGCCGCGGTGCTGGCGCCAAACTTGAAATAGTTCTGGGCGTAGCTGGTACCCGCCGACATTGCGCCACTAACAGCGGCTTGCCCTATGATGCCCTTCCAGCCGGGTGCCTCGCTAAAGGTACCGAAGTTCAGCCGAGTCTGCACAGCTATGCTGCGTATCTGGTCGTTTAAATTTGCCTCCTGAGTTATAGCCGAGCTTTGGATTTCACCCGTAGCCCGGTCTAGCTCAATGCCTACATCTTGCTGCACAGCATCCACTGAGGCGCCTTTCACACCTGCTGCGGCAGCTTGGGCAGTACTATCCCCCGTGGCTATCATAGCCATGCGCTGAGCAGTGTTCAGGTCGCCTGCTGCCTGCCTACGCACAGCAGCTTGTTGTATCTGTACGTTAGCAATTGTGTACGCTGCCTCAGTGGCATTCGTACGGTTCTGTTGGGCGGTCAGTTTATTCTGGGCCTTTACTTCCTCGCGGCGCTGGGCGCCAGCTAAAATACCCTGTGCTGCCTGTGCACCAAACGCCACTGCAAGTGCTGGTAACATTATCTTCTCCTGCCGTAGCGTTGGTTGTACCGGAAGCCGTACTCAAGGCTGGTTATGTTCAAATCGTACACGTCACTCGTGGCTATTCGTAGCCGGGAGGTGGGCATATCTAAACGCGCTGGGATGTACTGCTGGCCACTAGCAAGTTGGGGTTCGCCAATGTCAAGTTCAGGCGAGCCAAAAGTTAGTGGTGAGGTGGTTACTTCTACCTCGGGGCGGTACTTATCTGACAGCGTGAACGTGAACTCGCCAGTGTTCCTTAGAGAAAGCACGTACTTGTGCAGCTGCACACGTTGGGTTGTAATAGGTACGCCGTTACCATCCCGCACCGATGGGGCCGTGGGTATCACGACAGATTCAAAGCGGGAGCCTAGCACAAACGTATCGCCCTCGGCGGCGCCTAGTACGGGTAGCACACTCGTGCCGCCTGCCCGGGATGTTTCCTGCACTACTTGCCGCATGTACGGGTACGCCCCTGTTACAGAGAATGCCACAACGTCCTCCCATGCGTCTACTAACCGACTGTCCACTTCAACGGTATTTGCTGCGGTTACTGTAGCAGTCACAAACATATCCAAGCGCCCGGTAGTAGCGGCGTCTGATCCAGCACCTACGCGCAAATCTAGCAGGGAGTACACCAGTTCGTTGTCAATTCTGAATAGCATGTACAGCTTATCACCAACAAACCACGCGTCTACAACTTCCCAATCAAACACCCATTTATGCCATGCGTGATGTACTTTCTCACCACCTGACCACAGGTACTCGTGAACCAGCAGTGCGTTGGGTTCCCCGCTAAAGCCACTGACTAGGATACTAGAAGTAGCACTGGCCGATAGGAACCGGCACGTACCCCGAATGTACCGCGGTATGTGGTTCGTTACATCCGAGCCTATTAGCTGGGATGCTGTGAAGTCGCTCGGTAGCATTTCCCAAACAGCATCAAACCCTACAGAGCGTGGGGCAGCAAAGAACACGTTCCTACCGGTAGCCACTGGCTCCACAGAGGTGCGTGTTTCGTACTGGTTCATTACTGCGATGTTTGCGTTAGCGGGAGTTATGGCGCCCGTCCCGGGAATAATGCTTTGGTACCTGTCGGCCCATAGAACCAAATCTTTGTTAAAGGCAGTAGCCCATACGTACGGGGATGCCTGTGACGCAGTGCTGGCAACCTCGATAGGGTCGTTACTCAGCAGGCTCTCTAGTGTGCTCCTGTAGAAACGTACTGGCCGGTTACTTGCGCTCATGTTTACGTAGTCATTGGCTAGAATAATCAAGCGACCTTGGAACGATGATATACCGGTAATGCCGGATTCTACAAAGTGTGGATCAGGATTGCTGTCCTCATCTCCAGAGGTGCGGGGTTCCCAGTCGGGGTTGTTTATACTCCACGTACCCGCAGTGTTTACTAAACGTACTGGCATGTTCTCTAGCTGGGATAGTGCATCGTACGCCGCGTCCTCTAACCACTTCTGTGTGCTAGTCTGCCAACGGTAGAACCGGGGCGTTTTGCCTGTGCCTACGCCTATGATAAGTCCGTTAGCAGCGTCTGCCAAGCGGGCCGGTAGATCAACCAGTTCCCGGATGATACCGGCATTACTGGTTTGCATGAACGCGGAGCCAGAGTCGGAACTAATGGTTATGTCAAAAGTAGTGGAGCGTACGTACACGTACCCACCTTCTCTTAGATAAGTCAGTCCTGCGGCGCCGTTGATGTTAGCGTTAGCGTTGGCAGCAGTAACTAGCTCCTCTGCGATCTTTTCAGGTGTAGTTAAAGCAGCATCCCCTACTTCGCTGCCAGTAGGTGTGATGTACTCTACGGTGTACGATACAGCTGTTGCGCGGTTGGTTATAGTCAGCCGGAACGCCTTGCTGAACTGCCCGCTAAGGATATAGAAGTACCCGGCTTTGGCGGGGTTTGGGTACCCTGCTTTAGCCGCAGTCACCGTTACGGCGGGCTTTGCCGAGGTGTTCGCTAAGTACACATCATCCCCTAATGTGGCAAAGCGTATGTTCTGTTTAAGCGGGGCAAGTAAATACAGATTCGTAAGCTCTTGCAGCACTGTGCCTGTTTCGCTCAGTACTTTAACATCCCCAGTTAGTGTACTGACCAGTAGCACTATCCGAGCGCCTGCCACTGTAGTTTCGTACCGGGCTAGGTTTGCTGACGGGGTACTGATGTCCATAAACCGCAAGAACTCTAACGGCGCACGGCGGCGCAGGTTAAAGGTCAGGTCAGAGATCATGTTGATCTGTTCTTCATTCTGACCGTCTAGCCTGTCTTTATAATCCTGCTGACTCACGCCAAACAGTAGCTGCTTGTACGAGCTTTCAATATACATATCAGCTCCTTAGCTGGTACCGCCACCGGTTAACTCGTTTCTTATGGCGGGATGTAAAGTTACGTTGGCGAGTATGCGTAGCACCCATTTCACGGTAAGCGGTAGCGTACGCGCCTGCCATAGCATTGTAAATATCATCAACACCAACATCAGAAGCGTACACGTTTACGCCTGCTGCGTATGCAACGGCGGTACGCACCATAGGAGGCAACTCCTCAAATGGTATGTTAACAACGCGCCTACCTTCTACGCTGGCATTGATAATTAAAGAGCCATTCAAAGTACGGATGAACGTGCCGGTGTACAGGTACTTATCTGCATCGGTAGGCTCAAACACTAAGGTATCCGGTGGTACAGTTACTCGCCCATCGGCGCCGGGGCTAAGCGTTACTGGCTCAAATGTGTTAAACCACCAGCCCTCGGTAAGTAGATTTCGCTGCGCCTCATCCAGAGCAGGTAGTATCAAGTCGAGGCTGGGGTACTGTGTGTTCAGTGTACCGATAGGAGGCTCGCCTAGCTTCCTGAGTACGAGGTTCACCGCGTCCAAAATTGTATCTAGTCTGTACTGCATAAAGTTCCCTCGATTGAAAGCCCTGTGTATCAAGACGCTCAACGGAAAGAACCCTCCCGATGTTCTGGGAGGGCTGGGTACTGCATTG